TATCAACCGTTTCGTTGACCCACTTGCTCAGTCATTCACTGTTGGTGGCAATATTAATACGACTTCTGATCCTACAGGAGCAAATGATGATACCAACGGAGCATATCTGACTGCTGTTGACTTGTTCTTTGCTAATAAGGATACCAACAACAACCCAGTAAGAGTTGAGATTAGAACTGTTGAACTGGGAACTCCAACAAGAGATGTTATCGGTGACCCTGTTACACTGAGACCTGATGATATCACTATCTCCAGAACTGGAGAAATTGCTACTAAGGTTTCTTTCCCATATCCAATCTTCCTTGAACCTTCAAGAGAATATGCAATTGTTATCGTATCTGAGGCAAGTGATGAGTATGAACTGTGGTGTGCTCGCATGGGTGAGGTCACTGTAAATACACAGTCACTGCCTGATGCTGAAGCAGTTAGATATACCAAGCAATTTGCTCTGGGAAGTCTGTTCAAGTCACAGAACGGAACAATCTGGACTGCTGACCAGTATCAAGATCTTAAGTTCAAACTTTACAAAGCGAACTTTACTTCTACCTCAGGCACTGCCTACTTCTATAACCCAACTCTGGACGAGAGCAACGGTTATGTTCAAGTTCTTGGTAATAACGCAGTCACTACTCTGCCCAAGACAGGAAGACTGGGTATCACCACTGCGTTTGACGTAGTAACTCAGAATACTCTGGTCACTGGCAGAAAGATTGTTGGTTCTGAAGAGTTTGTAACTGCAACTATCGTTGGAACTGGTAGTTCTGTTGCCAACATTGGTATTGACACTGGTGGTTCATCTTATGTTAGTGACACTAATGTAGAGACATTCAATATTGTTGGTGAAGGTACAGGTCTTACACTCAATATTACTGCTGTAGGTGGTGAGATTACAAATGCCGTCACAGTATTCCATGGTAATGGTTATCAGCAAGGTGACGTAGTTGGTATTGTTACTTCTACTGTTTCTTCTGCTACTGGTACCGGAGCAAGAATCAATATCACTTCTAAGATTGGTGTTGACACCCTTTATCTGAGTGATATTAAGGGAGATACATTTGATGTTGGTGCTGCTGTAAGTTTCAGAAATGATGCTGGAACCTTGATTGGTCTTGCTAATACAACAATTCTTTCTTACACCGAAACTGGTGGTGCTAATTCTGGAGAATACTTGAGAGTCAATCACTTTGATCATGGCATGTATTCAAGCACTAACGATGTGGTTATCAGTGATGTTGAAACAAACGTACCTACCACAACTCTTTCTACTGATCTGACTTCACAAGAAGTTGATACTATCAGTGTTGCGGATTCTTCAAACTTTGCTAACTTCGAAGGTATGCCCGTTAGTGCTACTAACCCTGGTTATGTTCTGATTGAGAATGAAATTATTGCATATGACGCTGTAAGTGCTGGTGTTCTTGAAATCGCTACAAGCGGTAGAGGAGTTGATTCTACTCTGGTCATCGAACACTCCAGTGCACAGAAAGTTTCTAAGTATGAGTTGAATGGAGTTTCACTCAGAAGAATCAACACTACACATGATGTAAGCAACATTGATATTGGTCTTGATCACTATCACATTAAGATTGATAGAGCATCCAATGGTGTAGATAGAAGTTCTGATAACACCACCACAAGAGCACCTGAACTCTCCTTTGACAACGAGGCAGATCTTGGTGGTAATAACATCAAGGCATCTGAGAACATTCAGTTCGGTTCATTGATTCCCAACTACTATATCGCTACACCTGGTTCTTCTACATCTGCAACTGCTAAGATTAGAACTGTAACTGGTACTAGTGTTGATGGTAGTGAAGCATCATTTGTAGATGCTGGATTTGAAGATGTAGAATTGAACAAGGTAAATCTGCTGAGTTCTACAAGAGTTGTTGCTTCTCAGGTTAATGAGAATCTACACCTCAGCGGTTTGCCAAGGAATAAGTCATTTACGACTGCTGTTACTTTGACTACATCCGATAATAATCTTTCACCTATAATTTACACTGACGCTGCATATACAGAGTTTAGAAACAGTCGTCTGAACAAGCCAGTCAATGATTATGCTTCAGACAATAGAGTCAACTCACTCTTCTTCGACCCCAACGCTGGAGTCTATGTTTCTAACGTTGTCAATCTTACTCAACCCGCTTCTACACTGAAACTCATAATCGCTGCTTATAGAGACTCTACTGCTGACATAAGAGCACTTTATAGTCTTGTAAGAGCAGATTCTTCTGAGGTAGAGCAAGAGTTCGAATTGTTCCCTGGATATGACAATACTACACTATCCGCTAGCGGAGAACTTTCTGTTATTGATCCTTTGAAGAACAGTGGTAATCCTGATGTATTTGTCCCAGGTAGTCTTGAGAATCAATTCTTGGAGTATGAATTCACCGCTAATGACCTTGACTTGTTCACAGGATACAGAATCAAGTTGATTATGGCTGGCACAAGTCAGGCACATGCACCTAGAATTAAGGACCTTAGAACAATTGCCGTAAGATGATAAGAGTTGAAGGGCACCAGCATCTTTATAGAGATGAAAAAACTGGTGCCATAGTCAATTGTGATAATGTGGCATATAACCAATATGTCTCTTCTCTTAATAGAAGAAAGTCTCAAAAGAGAGAACTTTCTGATATGCGAAAAGAGATTGATGAATTAAAGTCATTAGTAAAGGAGATCTTAAATGGAAATGAATCCAAATGACATTGAACTAGAAACTATGAGTAAGTCTTTTGCCTATGAGAAACTGGCAAGAGATGTAGATGATATCAAGGATCCTGATGTTTTAAGAGAGTTGGCGAAGTGTTATATCAAATTATATTTTAAACAACAAGAAGTTGTAGGAAAGATAGGAGCACCACGAATATAAATACATATTAGGTTCCGTATATTCAGTTCATGGCTGATATTAAAGTTAGAGTAGGTCAGTCACCAGCAGTTAAAGTTACTTCCTCTTTGGGCGGTGCTCAGGGAGGTTCTTTAGCAGAGTTGAGTGATGTTTTGATTACTAATCCAGTAGATGGTACGGTTTTAGTTTATAACAATACCTCTAAAAAGTTTGAAGGAACTAACACGTTAACTACTGGAAACGATCAGACCTTAACTATTAATGGTGGTGTCTTCTAATGGCAACCAAAATTCAACTAAAAAGATCATCAGGTTCTGCTTTACCAACAACAATTGCTTATGGTGAACTAGCGCACATATCTGGTGTTGGTAGTTTTGGTGGCGTAGATCAATATAAGGATAGACTTTATATTGGTCATAATGATGCGGCATCACCGAACATAGTTCCTGTTGGTGGTCGTTATTATACTTCAATGATGGACCACACCCCTGGTGCCATCGATGGTGTTACTAATAGTATTAATGCTGATGGTGGTATTGTAGTTGTAACTGATAGTGACAGAAAAGTAGATCAATTTAATGTTGATAATTTAAGACTCGATGGAAATACTTTATCATCAACTGATACAGACGGCAATATTATATTGGATCCTAATGGGTCTGGAAGGGTAGTATTTGAAGGTACTGCAATTGATATAAACAAACCATTATTTCTTAATGCACCAGCTACGTTTAATTATGGTGTTGCGATTAATAATATTGGAATCTCAACAGATTTAATCAGAACAACTAGTGGTGATACATTATACATTGATCCATATCCTGATGGATTGGATAGTGATGGTACTGTTATCATCAAGGGTAATCTGCAAGTTGATGGAACCTCGACGATTGTTAATTCAAATGATTTAACAATTACTGAACCCATTATTACTTTAGGTCTCACTACAACAACAAGAACTGTAACACAAGCAGTTCAATCTGGTGTTTCAACTATAACGATTGACTCTGTTGTCGGTCTTAATACTGGAGATAAAGTTGAGGGTAGTTCTTCTATTAGTGCTGGTACAACCATTACTGGTATTAATGCAACTACTGAAATTATTTCTATCAGCAATGTAACCACTGCTGGTATTTCAACTCAAACTCAACTCCTATTTACAGTAAATGTAGATACAAATACCGATAGAGGTGTTGCATTCCATTACAACACTAGTGAAGGTGCTAGTAATTCGAAGAAGGGATTCTTTGGATATATTGATCAAACAAACTCTGGCAGTTCTGCTGTTCAGAGATCTTGGACTTATATTCCTGAAGCAACAATCACAAGTGATGTTGTAACTGGTACCAGAGGTTACCTAGATATTAAAGGAATTTATTATCAGACGGGTGACTATAACTTGAATGGTATGGTCTACTTTGATGTAAATGGTCTTCAAACATCGACAGTATCACCTGGTTCTGGAATTAGTACATCAAACTTTGTTATGACTACTGATTCATCAAATGTTCCTACTTGGACTAGTACATTAGATGGAGGATCTTATTGATGAACGATGAAGTTGATGTGAATGCATTGATTACACTATATAATCAAAAAGTATCGCAATTATCAAATCAAGTTATATTATTAGAAGCAAAGTTACAAACAGTGACTCAAGATTATAAAGAATTGAAAGAGAAGCACCAATCTACGTATGAATAGATAACAAATGGCAAAACCAACGACAAGACAAGAATTAATTGATTACTGCCTAAGAAGGTTGGGTGCTCCTGTATTGGAGATAAACGTTGATGATGATCAGGTTGATGACCTGGTAGATGATACAATACAATTTTTCAACGAACGCCACTTTGATGGTGTTGAAAGAATGTATCTCAAGCACAAGATTACCACAGCAGATATTGAGAGAGGGCGTGGATTAACATCTGGATCAACAAATGTAAATAGTGAAACAGGTGTTGGAATTGTAACTACGACTGGCACATCAACTGATAGTGGTGCTGGTTCTTTTACATCAACTTTCTACGAAAATTCAAATTATATTCAAGTCCCTGATCCTGTAATCGGTATTGAAAAGGTATTCAAATTCAATACAAGTGAGATATCTGGCAGCATGTTCAGTGTCAAATATCAATTGTTTTTGAATGATATGTATAATTTCAATTCAATTGATCTTCTACAGTATTCAATGGTGAAGACATATTTGTCTGATATTGATTATCTTCTCACTACTGATAAGCAAATCAGATTCACTAAGAGTCAAAACAGATTATATTTGGATGTTGATTTTGCGGAGTTTACTGAAGGAGATTTTATTGTTATTGATTGTTTCAGAGCACTTGATCCTGCTAACTTTGCAAAGATCTACAATGATTCTTTTGTAAAGAGATATCTTACTGCACTTATTAAAAGACAGTGGGGACAGAACCTCATCAAATTCAGAGGCGTCAAATTACCAGGTGGTATTGAACTGAATGGTAGAGAGATTTATGAAGACGCAGAAAAAGAATTGGATGAAATCAAATCCAAGATGAGCATGGATTATGAATTACCACCTCTCGACTTTATTGGATAATGGCACTAAATCCCTTCTTCCTTCAAGGAGCACAATCAGAACAAAGACTGATTCAGGATCTCATCAATGAGCAACTGCAAATTTATGGTGTTGAGGTCACTTACATACCAAGAAAGTTTGTAAGAAAACAAACTATTATCAAGGAAGTTCAATCTTCTAAGTTTGATGATAACTTTGCATTAGAAGCATACGTCAATACCTATGAAGGATACTCTGGTGCTGGTGATGTTCTTACAAAGTTTGGTGTTAGTCTGAGAGATGAAGTAACTCTAACAATATCAAAAGAAAGATTTGAGGACTTTATTAGTCCATTCCTTGATGCAGAAGATGATGATGAAATAGAATTAGTAACAAGACCAAGAGAAGGCGACTTAGTATATTTCCCATTAGGTCAAAGACTTTTTGAAATTAAGTTTGTAGAACATGAGAAACCCTTCTATCAGTTGGGTAAAACTTATGTTTATGAAATACAATGTGAACTCTTTGAATATGAAGATGAAGTTATCAACACTGGCATTGAAGAGATTGACGAGACGGTACAAGAAGAAGGATATATCACTACACTTCAACTGGTTGGTTCTGGTGTAACCGCAACAGCGACCGCAACAGTCAATACAGGATATGTTAGAAACATATTCTTGAATGATGACGGTTCTGGATATACTTCACCACCAACTGTTGTAATAGGTGGTGCACCTTCTGGTGGTGGAAACATAGATGCAACAGCAGTTGCTATCACTACAGTCAGAGGTGGTGTTCACTCTATTGAGAGTATAAGAATCACTAATGCTGGTTTTGGTTATACAGAAGCACCTACAATTACTTTCACTGGTGGAGGTGGCACTGGTGCTGCCGCTACATGTAGTGTGGAGACAAGTCTACGTGGCGTTACTGCTATCAGTGTTTCTGAGGAGGGTAGGGGTTACACTGTTGCGCCTGCTATTTCCTTTGTTACAACTGGTGCAGGTGTATCTACACCAACTGCCGTTCCTATTATGAAGGATGCCTTGGTTGGTCTTGCAGTAAGCGCCATTCAAATTACAGATCCTGGTTCTGGAATGATTGGAGTTGTAACAGTTACAATCGCAAATCCTCCATTCATCAGCACCACTGGCAATTACAACTTCAATGAACTGGTCAATGGTTCTATCAGCGGAACGCAAGGTAGAGTCAAAGATTGGGACCTCGATACCAAGATACTCAAGGTATCAAGTGTGGGAATTGGAACAACCGCAAAGGGTTTTGCTCCAGGAGAACTTGTTACTGGTGTCGATTCATCTACCGTTTATGCAGTTGGTTCATACAATAAAGATGATATATATGATGAATATGCTTCTAATGAAGAAATAGAAGCAGAAGCAGATTTAATCCTTGACTTCTCACAATCTAATCCATTCGGTTCATACTAATGTTAGGCACATACTATTATCACGAAATAATCAGACGCACAATTATTGCGTTTGGTACCGTCTTCAATGATATCAATATCAGACATAAAAATAAAGATGGTAACAGCATCAGTCAGATGAAAGTCCCTCTAGCATATGGTCCTATGCAAAAGTTCCTGGCTAGACTGGAGCAGCAGGCAGATTTGAACAAGGCAGTTCAGATAACGTTGCCTAGAATGTCATTTGAGATGAACTCTATCACATATGATCCAACTAGAAAGACTGGTATTACTCAGACTTTCAAGGCAGTTGGTGATGATGGCAAAATGAAGAAAGTCTTCATGCCTGTTCCATATAATATTGGTTTTGAACTCAATATTCTGACAAAGTTAAATGATGATTCACTTCAAATTATTGAACAGATTCTACCATACTTCCAACCATCATTTAACTTGACTGTTGACTTGGTAGATGCAATTAATGAAAAGAAAGATATTCCCGTTGTATTAGATAGTATTTCCTTCCAAGATGACTATGAAGGGGATTTCTCTACACGCCGTGCCTTAATATATACTTTACAGTTCACAGCAAAGACTTATTTGTTTGGTCCTGTCGCAGAATCTTCCGATGGTCTTATCAAGAAGGTTCAAGTGGATATGTACAACGATACAAATATTCAGACAGCAAAGCGCGAAGTAAGATATCAAGTTACACCAGACCCAATCAGTGCTGGACCCGATGATGATTTTGGATTCTCTGAAACCACAACGTTCTTCAGTGATGGTTCTACATATAGTCCAACTAGACAGGAAGATATTAAGTAATGTCTAACTTTGACCCTATTGATGAAGCCTTGAATATCTCTAGTGATATTGTGGAAGTCGAAAAGGCACCTATTAAAAAGGAAAAACCACAAGTCGATGATATTAAAAAGGATTATGAGTATACAAGAGCAAATCTTTATTCATTAATCGAAAAGGGTCAAGAAGCAATCAATGGTATCATGGAACTTGCAGGTGAAAGCGCAAGTCCCAGAGCATATGAAGTTGCTGGTCAGTTAATCAAGAGTGTTGCTGATACAACTGATAAGTTAGCAGACTTACAGAAGAAAGTAAAAGACTTGGAGGATGAATCCACTAAGACTACAAATAATAATGTTACTAACAATGCATTGTTTGTAGGGTCTACATCTGAACTGTCTAAATTATTAAAACAGGGGTTCCTAAATAATAATGAGGATTCTTAGTATCTAAGATGAATGAATCGAAAAGTGGTGATAGTTCTTTGCGTGACTGGTTTGGCAAGAGTCGGTCTTCTGATGGCAAGCCTGGCTGGGTTCAGTTGGGCGGTAAGTACGCAGGAAAACCCTGCGCCAGACAACCTGGACAGACCACTAAACCAAAGTGCGGATCTTCAAAAATGAAGAGAAATCTTGATAAGGACGAAGAGCAAGCAGCATTTCGTCGTAAGCAACGTCAAGATCCAAATCCAGATAGAAAGGGGAAGGCAATCAACGTGAAGACAGAATCATATGTAGCAGGAAAACCTGCAGAAAAATTAGATGCTGTAACTGCGATTCCTAAGAAAGAGCAAGATGCAGCGAGAGAAAGACTTTTAGCGAAGGCAAAAGCAAAGCGTGAGTCAATGAAAGAGGGGAAGGGTGAAAAGGACGCTTGTTACCATAAGGTTAAGTCTCGCTATTCTGTATGGCCTTCTGCTTACGCCTCGGGTGCTTTGGTCAAGTGTCGTAAAGTCGGTGCTGCTAACTGGGGAAACAAAACTAAAAAAGAAGAGTTTGAACCTAAAGAAGGTCTCACATTCCAACAGTTCCAAGAAAAGTGCTGGAAGGGATATGAGAAGAAAGGTATGAAGACAATGTTTGGTAAGAGATATCCAAACTGCGTCAAGAAAGAAGATGCAGACCTAGAGCAGATGCAGAAAGATGCTGCTGCTAATCGTGATAGAGCAGCAAAGGCAAAGAAGAATACTGTAACCAGAGGTTCTGCTGCTTTTGCCGCTGCTAAGGTTGCAGATGATGTAAAGAAGGCAGCAAGAACTGGTCCCCAACAACATAAAGGACCCAGAACTGGTGTGAAAAGAATTGAAAAACCAGCACCAACGCACACAAAAACTGGTGCAAGTCGTGTTGAGTCCTATGAGATTGACACAAAAAAGCATAGAGCCGCCCAAAGGGATGCGAAGATTGGCAACTTAGCCAGAAACACTTCCAATCCTGGAGAAAAGGCGGCTGCTGAGAAGAAGTCAAAAGGACCAAAGATGTTCGGTGAAGACTGGCAGAAAGTCAACAAGTCTGATAAGACTGATGGCATGAGTCAGAAAGCAGTAAATGCTTATCGTCGTGAGAATCCAGGTTCTAAGTTGAAGACTGCTGTAACAGGCAATCCTAAGAAAGGAAGTAAGGACGCCAAGAGAAGATCAAGTTATTGCTCTCGCTCTGAGGGTCAGAAAAAGATGCA